ATATGGATATGCTTGAGGTAGATACTTTTAAATTTGTTTGTGTTGAGGTCAACCATCCTTATACTGTAGTAGTGCATACTCTTGATGATGAGTTTATTGAATTAGGTCGTAAAAAATGGCATCAAGCATTAGATGACTGGAAAGAATATTTAGATACTGGTGAAGTAAAATTATATCATTCAGACAATCTTTGTAATGATGGTTCATATTTAATTTGTAAATAATGGATGAGATACGAAAAATAGTACAACATCATTTCAAACTTGACATCAGCGAAAAATCTAGGCGGTTTGATTTAGTTTTTGCACGTGCTTGTTATTTTAAAATATGCAGAGATCTAACAGAAAATAGCTATCAAAAAATTGGTGCTAGTTTAGGTAAAAATCATGCTACTGTAATGCATGGCATTAAAACTTTAAAAGATCTTGTTGAAACTGATAAAGATTTAGAAAACAGATATTATACATTGCTAAACAAGTTTAGTGAATACAATAAAATAAAAGAGAAAATGACACTCACACAACTTGTAACTGAATACAATAAATTAGTTTTATTGTGTGGTGAAAAAGATGCAATCATAAAAAATTTAGAGGAAACAATTTATCAATTAGCGGACTTGGATTAAATTTTTTTTAAATTTGTTAAAAAACTTTAATGCCAAATCCATTTGACAAATATTTAGGTAAGGAAGATAAATTACAGAATAAAGTAATGAACTACATCAAATACAACTATCCAAATGCATTATTCACTCATGTATCTAATGAGGGTAAAAGGTCACCTTTCGAGAGATACAAAATGAAAGTATTAGGATCTAAAGCGGGTATGCCGGATGTAATGATATTTACGCCTAACAAATATTACAATGGACTAGCAATTGAATTAAAAGTAGGTTATAATAAACCAAGCGACAATCAATTAAAATGGCTTAGAGCATTGGAAAATGTGAAATGGAAAGCATTATGGTTAAATAATTTTGAAGATATAATAACAACAATTGACAATTATTTTAAAGATGAGCAGGTCTAGATCTATTTATTTTGATGAAGAAACACAAAAAGTTAGATGGACCCAAACTTCTTCCGATGGTTTTAAATATGACTATAAATATGTGGGAGAAGCAACCGAAAACGAATTTAATATTTTAATTGATTTACTATGGCATTTGCACGAAGAACGAAAAATGAGTTACAGTGAATTTAATCATGTTTACCAAGAGTTAAGATATTTTTGTGATCGTATTATGGGTTTGGTAGATGAATTATAATTCATAACTTTTGTACTGCCTATGAAGTTTAATATAATAATAAAGCCGGAAAGGTTTGACAAGTTTACTATTGTGCCAAGTTATATTTTAAGGCACAAAGGCATTAGCGTAGGTGCTACTGGATTATATGCTTGGCTATTTAGCCACGAAGCAAAACAACAAATTACAATAGAATTTATTTGCGGTCATTTTAAAGAAAATCAAACTGCTATAAGGAATAAAATAAACGAATTAATTGAATTTGGTTATTTAAAAAGAGAGCGTGTATATATTGAAGGCAAAATTGCCGGTATGAATTATATCCTTAATGATAACCCTCTTAATTTAGAAAACCTTAATTCAGAAAACCTTAATGAAGGTAATCAACTACAAAGTAATATTATTAATAATAATAACATAAATAAAAGTAATAATAAACCTATGGATAAAACAGTATTAAAAGTGTACCCGCATTTTTTAGATTTATTTCCTGATAGATATAAACCTAAAACTGAGGCACAGAAAAAAAAGTGGCTTGGCTGCTTAGACAAATTAAATAAGGTTGATGGCTATGACTTTCAACAATTATACTTAATTGTAAAATTTATTAGAGACCATGAATTTTGGTCAGAACATTTTTTGACTTTATTAAAATTAAGAAACAAGGACAAAAACGGAATTAGATATATAGACAAGTATAATGAAACTTATAAAAATGCTAATAAGCCGAAATTCTTTTGGAAAATTAAAGGCATTATTAAATATTACATATATCATGAAGATGGTAAAGAAAAATTAGGTGCAAAAACTAAAACAGGTGATTTGAATTATTTTAATTTAAATCAAGTGTTTAATAAATATCAATTAAAAGAACTTTTTAAATATGTCAAAGATGAATAAAGGTCAAGTGTTTATTTTAGATCCTATTGAACAAAAAATAGTAGAGTTCATAGGAAAACAACGACATGAACAAAATTGTAAAGTTGGTAGAGGTAATGGAACTATAAATAAAAATAACACAGATGAATTAGACATTGTAGGTTTTGGTGCTGAATTAATTTTTTGTAGGGAATTAAATTTGTTCCCAGATTTTAAAATTGATATTTTTTCAAAACATGAGGGTACTGATTACTATGATGCCTATATATGGGGTAAAAGTGTAGATGTAAAAGTAAATAGAAACATAGAAAACCCACTAATGGTGCCGACAAGATTAAAAAGCGAATGTCAATTATTTGCATTGTTTTCCGCTAAATATCCTAAATATAGGTTTGAGGGTTTCGCAACAAATCATATGTTATTTAAAAAATCTAACATAAGGCAAACAAAAGTACCGGCATATGTACTCGAGAAGTCAAAATTACTTGGCATTGATGAATTAGAAATTTAAAATATTTTTATATATTTAAAAAATACTTATGAATTATACTGCTGAATTACAAGATTTAGGAATAAACATCAAAGGAAAAGCAACTAAAACATTATGTCCTAAATGTTCACATACAAGGCGAAACAAAAAAGATCTGTGTTTGTCTGTAGATGTTAATGAGGGTTTATATAATTGTCATCATTGCGGTTGGCAAGGTAATGTAAAGTTTAAAAAGAAACAGGAATATGTATTGCCACCTAAAGTAAATGTTAATTTAAATGAAAGAGTTATAGCGTGGTTTAAAAATAGAGGAATTAGTGAAGCGACATTAGCAGATTTTAAAATAGGCGAAAGTGTTGAGTTTATACCACAATTACAAGTTAAAAGAAGATGTATCAACTTTAATTATTATAGAGACGACCAAATTGTCAATGTAAAGTATAGAGATGGTGAAAAGAATTTTAAATTAGTTAGCGGTGCAGAATTAATTTTTTATGGTCTTAATAATATTAAACCTTATAAAACTTGTTACATAGTAGAGGGTGAAATAGATGCTTTGTCATTATATGAAGCGGGTATGCCATCTGTAGTTTCTGTACCTAATGGCGCATCGAAAGGCAATCAAAGATTAGAATATTTAGATAATTGTTATAAATATTTTGAAAATAAAACTGAAATAATTTTATGCACAGACAATGACTCAGCTGGTTTAAGTTTAAGAAAAGAATTAGCAAGGCGTTTAGGCATACATAGATGTAAATATGTAGATTTTGAAGAATATAAAGATGCGAATGAGGTTTTAGTACAAAAAGGTGGTGAATATTTAAGAAAGTTAATACATAATGCAAAACAATTTCCAATTGAGGGTGTTATAAATATCAGTAACATTTGGCAAAGTGTTTTAAATTATAATGAAAATGGAGTAAAAAATTACAGTATTGGATTAAGTGGTAGTGATAATTATTTCAAATTATCTATGGGTGAATGGTCTGTAGTATCAGGCATACCTAATAGTGGTAAATCAGATGTACTTGACCAAGTTTTATGTAATATAGCTATGCGACATAATTTTAGATGCGCAATGTTTAGTCCTGAAAGTTTTCCGTATGAAGCACATATTAAAAGAATTGCAAATAAATTACTTAGCAAAAATTGTAATAATGAAGATTTAGATAATGTAAAAGATTTTATTGAAGAACATTTTTATTGGATAAAAATTGATTTAGAAAATTTAACTTTAAAATCTATTCTTGATGCATTTAAGCAATTAGTATTTCAAAAAGGTATAAATGTTTGTGTTATTGACCCTTGGAATATGTTAGACCATTCAGCACAAAGAGACCATTCTTATATAGGAAGAACATTAAGTGAGATTACACAATTTTGCCAACAAACTAAAACACATTTATTTTTAGTAGCACACCCGAGAAAAATTGAAAGCGAGGGCGGTCAATATAAAAAACCTACATTATATGACATTTCAGGTTCAGCAGATTTTTTTAACAAGGCATATAATGGTTTAATAGTTTATAGGAATATAGGTCAAAAAACTTCTTATGGCTCTGACTCTGTAAAAATATATGTAGAAAAAGTAAAACGTAAAGAAAATGGACAGTTAGGTTCATTTGAAATAGCACCGGATTTTAAAAATGGCGGTGTATATAAGCCAGTAGAAGATACTGACAAGAAATTTGAAATAATAAAAGATAAT